TGGGTGCAGCACCCCGATGGTGCAGCAAGGAAACTAAAAGTATACAATGCGTTGCCTATGCATCGGATATCCGGGAGGATCGGTGTGGTCGAGCGCGTGGGACCTCGCGGAATCGTGGTCGGTTGCGGTGCGGGCGGACTGCTCCTCAAAGAGGTTCAGATCGAAGGGAAACGCAGGCTCTCAGCGGCGGAATTTGTGCGCGGATTCTCGCTCCCGCCAGGAGCCGCGCTAGGGAACGATCGTTGAGTCAGCCTCTTTCCCGGGGCGGGTGGAAACTTTTTTCGTGAGACGGTACTGCGGTAGGGGCAGATCTCCGAGCTGCCCGCCACCCTTGATGACTGCTGGGCCCCCAGGAAGGCATCGGTATAAACTCAACTTTATTCAACTTTTTACGACTCAGAAGCTTGACTTGGCGTTATCTTAATGTTATCGGAAAGCATGCCCAAGTTTCGACCCTTACTCTTTAGTTACCGATATTCCGAAAAACCCTTCCGGGGCAAGCATTGGTATGTCTCCGGCTTCAAACAAGGACGACGGATCCAACAATGGTGCGATTCCGAGAAGGAAGCGCGTACCCGGGTCAAACATTATAACGACGACATCCAGGCTCACGGTAATCAAACCTCGCTGTCTCCCACCACCCGCATCCAGGCCATCGAGGCCCAGGAACAATTAGCCAAATACGGCAAATCCATCACCGATGCCGTCGAGTTCTATCTCACCCACTTGGATCGCTTGGCCTCCTCCGTCCTCATCTCTGAGCTTTGCCCCCACGTGATTGCCGAATTCGAGCGCCGAGTGGAGGCTGGCGAAATCAAGGACACCCACCTTAAGAACATGCGGGAGACGCTGAAGAAATTCAGCGCCGCTTTTGGAGACCGGCCTCTCAAGCTGGTGACCGGTGCGGAAATCAAGGCTTGGCTGGCTCAATTGCCCCTGGCTATCGTCACCCGCAACCGCCATCTGCGTTATTTGAAAAACGTGGTCGGGCTGGCTCAAGAGTGGAATCTGCTGGAAGAGAATCCTTTCGGGAAAACCAACGGTTTCCATGATCCGCACGCCAAAGCGCGACAGGTGGAAATCCTGAGCCTGGAACAGCTCACCGCGCTGTTGGGAGCCGTGGAGCGCGAATTTGTGCCCTATGTCGCTCTCAATGCCTTCTCCGGTCTGCGCTCGCAGGAAATCCAACGGCTGGATTGGAGCGAGGTGAAACTGGAGCGCAACCTGATCGATTTGCCTTTTGAGAAGAGCAAGAACCATCGCCGCAAACTGATTGAGGTTCCCGAGAATCTGCAAGCTTGGCTGGCTCCTTTCGCCGACCTCTCCGGGCCGGTGACGCCCTATGACCCGGAAAGGGTCATGCAACGGGCCAAGAAAGCCGCCGGGATTATTCACTGGCCGCAAAACGCCCTGCGTCATTCCTTCTGCTCCTATGCGGTGGCTTTGCGCGGCTTTGAGTGGACGGCGGACCAAGCCGATCATTCGGTAAAGATGCTCAAAGAGCACTACTGGGAAGTGGTGGATAAAGAAACCGCCGCCCGTTACTGGGCCATCCGTCCCTCAGAACAAATTCCGAAGGTCGTGATACAGGAATACGAACCAGAATACACTCTTCGCACCCGGGCCCTCACCGAAGTAAAATAGGAGGTCATGCCGGGACCCAACGGCCAGAATAACTACTTCCACGAGGAGAAAGTGCAGCCGCTCATTCTCGTTTGGCAGCGTAACCACGATCCCCGACTACTGACCGAAATCATGCAGGGTTGTCACGAACTGATCCGGGTAGTCATCCTCCTCAACAAGTTTCAGGAGGAAATGGAGTATGATGATCTGTATCAAGAGGCCGCCATGCGCATTGTACATGCTTTGCCTCGCTACAATCCGGCCAGGGGCCGGGCCTACAGCTTTCTGTTGACGGTGGTCACCAATCGCTGCTTGCAACAGGTGCAGAGTTGTGAACGCCGCCGACGTCGCGAGACCTGCTGGGAGCCACAGGACATCGCCCGAAAAGGAAGCGTCAACCCGAAGTATCCGACCGAATTCTGGGAGCGCCTGTCGAAATTTGAAACCCGCTTTGGCGAGCCGGTTCTACTGGAGATTCAGCGCCGAATTCTGCAACACCTCTTGCGCTATGCCGGTACGTTCTTCTTTCGGCGAGGCCGGTTGATCGACGAATTATACCGGGAAAACCATCAGTTGAACGGTAAAAGAGTGAGGCAGGATCAACTCGAATTTCTGTTCTGTTACGTGCTGGTCAAGCTGCGCATGCTCTTGCTGGAAAATTGTCCGCCGCCGCTCCTGTCCCGGCCTCAGAATGCCAAGATGGCCGAGCTTTTTGCTGCCATTGGTCCGGAAGCCTACAGCAAACTGGTCTGGGTCTTTGGCGATGTGTCGCCGGAGCTAAAGAACGCCCGTTGACGGTTCCGGCAAAGCGGGTGTTCATAAGCCTGCTAAAAGCACAGCGGCCCCAGTAGGAGCCCCGCTACCGGCGGGAGGGGCAAGGACTAGATCGACGCCGACGTATTGATAATTCGCCGGAGTTCCCGCGAGGGTGTAGATACCGCTTGGTACCGACTGGGTATAAACCGCCCCCTTTGGCGTAAAAAGGGAATTATAAGTAGCTCCGCTGTTTTCGGACCAGTTGGCCATGGTGCTACTATCGGCGGAGACGACGTAGGGGGATCCAGCGACAAGCGTCACCGGGGCAATACTCCCATAGGTAAACCCGTTCGCGGAGGGAGCGGTCATGTCAGCTTGGGCCTGTGCGATGATGTTCCCGGCCCCGGACTGTTCGACTAGATAAAGGTAGACGGTTCCGGTGTTCCCGGGCCAGACATAGCAACCCAGGTGGTCCACGGTTAGATTGGTCGTTGGTGTGATATAGGCTCCCACCCAAAAGTAGTTCTCGGTTCGCGCCGTCCCAGGGGTCCAGCCCGTGAGCATCTTGGTACCGGTCGGTGGAGTTGTTCCCGGTACGCTGTAGACCAGATCAACGCCCAAGAACATAGAGTTAGCACTTGAATTTTGATACGAGCCGCCGGGGCCGGAAGTGGAATAACAAGCTCCACCCGTTTTGAAATCTCTTACGCTAACCGGGGTTTGGTCAGACCAAAACGGTATTTGAGCTGAGTATCCCGACAGCGCGTATTGACGGCCCGCGATCAGGGTAAAGGGGGAGCTGAGGTTGGCGTAAATGAACCCCGGCGATGAAGCTCCCGGCATCGTGACCGTAACCTGCGCGACGACGGAGCCGGTGGTTTGATCGACGAGGTAAATGTCCGCTGGTCCGGTATTCGCTGGGTTCGGGATGACGTACATGCCGAGGGCGGTAACCAACTGAGGAGCGATGGGGGTAAAGAAGCCCCCGGCCCAGTAAACATCGGATCGGGCTCCTCCCGCCGTCCAGGCCGTAACCATGTTAACTAGAGCCATTAAAAAAAGTTTTGTCCGATTACAGTGCCGAAAATCTGCGAACCTCCGTTAACCGTCAGAAGCATAATAAGATCCGCCGCACCCGCGCCGGTAGTAATCGTTGGGAGGGTGCCTCCCGGCCAGACCGTCCCGGTCGGCCACGACGTAATATTAAAAGCCCCGGTGTTAGTGATTAAAAGTACCAGCCGCGCTAGTCCGCTCGTGGGCCAGTTACTGACTGCGACCGTCGCATTGGCCGTTAAATTAATCTGCTGTACTTCGCCGCTCGCCCAGTCGAGCGTGGTTGCCCCGGTAGCCGTTACCGCTACCGGCGCAAAGGTAGACCGTGACAGCCCCAGGAGCGCGTGCGTCCAGGCGGCGTTGGAACGCGCATAAGTTGTGCCGTCGCTCGGGGCGTCGGTGAGTCCGGCGACCGGCACAAAGATCAGTGAATCAGTCCCCAGCTTAGCCGTATTGCCGGAGTCAGCACTGACAGCAGAAGGTCCGGGCGGACCCGTGGCACCCGTGGCACCTTGCGGACCTTGAGCGCCGGTGTTGCCAATCGGACCCTGAGCCCCGGTTGCGCCTGTTGGCCCAGTAGCCCCGGCTGCGCCCGCTGGACCCTCAGGTCCCGTCGCGCCGGTCGCGCCCGTGGTACCAGGAGCACCGGCGGCCCCGACCTCGGCGATCAGGTCCCAGTAACTTGCATTGGGCGGTGACTGGTTAGTATTGGCGGCCGTGCAAACATAAGAACTCCCCGCCAAGTTGACACTGTCATAGGGAACGTATGCGGTCGCGCCATCCCAGGCCCCTTTCCAGGCATAGCCCTGTCCCGCCGGACCCTGAACACCAGTCGCGCCAGTCGGACCCGCCGGGCCGGTAGCGCCGGTTGGACCGGTTGCGCCGTCAGCTCCCGGAGCGCCGGTGACACCCGTTGGTCCCTGAGCACCGGTCGTACCGGTGACGCCCTGCGGAATTGCAAAATCAAAAACCGCCGCGTTGATCGTTCCCGTGTTGGTGACACTGGCCGGAGTCCCCGGTGCGACCGTGGTGGTCGTACCCGCGTCGACAGTGGCGGCGGGACCGGCGGGACCGGGAACCGTTGAATCCGCTCCCGCCGGACCTTGTGGCCCCGCCGGTCCTGGTACGGTGGAATCGGCCCCAGCAGGTCCCTGAGGTCCTTGAGGTCCAGGTACGGTAGAATCTGCCCCGGCAGGTCCCTGAGATCCCTGAGGTCCCTGAGGGCCGGGGACGGTGGAGTCAGCCCCAGCAGGTCCTTGAGGTCCGGGTACGGTAGAATCTGCTCCGGCAGGTCCGGTTGCACCCGTCGCACCGGTCGGTCCCGCAGGCCCCTGAGGGCCGGGTACGGTAGAATCTGCGCCTGCCGGGCCTGTCGCACCCGTATTACCTTGTGGCCCCGTCGGACCCTGAGCCCCGGTGGCTCCTTGCGGGCCTGTCGGGCCTGTCGGGCCGGTTGGTCCGGGCACCGTAGAATCCGCCCCCGCCGGGCCTGTAGGGCCTGTCGCGCCTGTAGCACCGGTTGGTCCAGCCGGTCCAGCTGGTCCCGGATCTCCTTTTTCCGCCACAATTGCCCACCGAGCATCATCCGGCGGAGCAGGCGGCGTCCCGGCCATAGTCGGCGCAGCGCTTTTATAGGGGTGATTGGCGGGAAGATTAGCGTCGAGCGCATATTTCCAGGCCAGAGCGCCCTCGATCATCTGCCGGTCGCTATCGGCGAGGTCGTCGCTATAAAGCACGACAGCCGCAATATCGCCGATCAGGTAAAACCCGTTGCGCGCCCCCAGCCAGACGGCTCTCCCCGTATTAGGGGGGTAACCGCTCGTGCCCGAACCGATCGAGGCCCCATCGATATAAAGCGTGCCGATCATGTTGGTCGGCGGGACGGAAATAAAAACGCCTTCGAGAACGTGCCAATCGACTGCGACCCCGTCGACGCTGTTAATAACCACTGCGCCCCCGGCCATAATGTATTGCACGACGCTGGTGCTGCTAGCGCAACGCAGCTCCCATCCGCTGGGCGGGTCGAAAGCCATGAACATCGGTGCAGGCGCGCCCAGGGTATTGAGTTTGCCAACTGCGAACATCGACATCCCCCCGGTCACGGCAACATTGGCTACCGTCATCGACTGCGCCGCGTTAAAGCGAACCACCGGCTCCCCGTTCAGGATATTCGTTTTGAAAACCGGCGCGAGGGCTGCGGTGGTTGTGGCATTATAGGTGACCTTGCCGCTGCCGGGCCAGTTAAGCACGACATCCCCGTCGTTTAGACCGGTAATATCCCCGGCCTCCAGAACCAGATCGCAGATCGTGCCGGGATTAAAGGGGACGGTGCCCGGAGTGATGCCATTAACCGCCCGGTAGGAAGAGCCCAGATAAGAGACGGCATCGTCGACGTCATAGGTCGCAGTGGGAATCCATTCGCCTCTCCAATTCAGCCCTGGCGGCCCCGTCGGTCCTTGTGGCCCTTGCGGTCCCTGTGGCCCCTGTGGCCCCTGTGGCCCCACCGGTCCGGTATTGGCTGGCGGCGTGCTCCAGACTCCGGAGCCGTTCAAGTACTCTGTGGCCACGCTGGATAGCTTTGGCAAAAGCCCGTGCGCGCTGGGGCTGGCATCCAGCGTTGTCACGTCACTGGAGGCTCCCAGCCGGTCAAGCGGAATAACATCGCTGCCGCCCGCTTCATGCATCGGGGCATGCACGCTGAGGGCCACAGCGGTCCAGGCCGCATTCTGCCGACCGTAGGCTACGCCGTCCTGCGGAGCTTCAGGAATTCCGGGTGCGCCCCCGCCGCCCGCTGCCGAACCGCCAAACGCAATGACATCCCAGTCAGGCGACATTGCCCCCGGAATAAACATCAGGTGGACCCCGTAAGCCGTCGAGTCGGGAGCCGCGCCGTCCTTGGACCCGGTCGCCAATGAGCAGTAGAGGGGCGGGCTCGCAAATAATCCGGCTTGCGAGAGCCAATACATTTGATTGTTGCTAACCTGCGTTACCTTGAGCGTGACCCGGATGACCGACCCGCTGGCAACTACGATCGGGGTGATGTCGTGCAGGTAGGGGCCAGCGTTTACCGGCGCAGAGGTAAACGTGTCCTTAACGGTCCCGTTAATTTGCAACGTGATCGTATGCGTTGCGTTAAGATTTTGGGTTAAGACATCACCGCCGTACTGGTTGATCCAACCGCCGGTGGATACCGTCCACTCGTTATAAAGTGTATAAGTCGCCCGTGCCGAATTAGTGGCTGGAGTCCACATCGGCAAGAGGTCTTGCTCAGCCCCCGTTGCCTGTGGCGCGGGCCGGTCGGAGGTATCCTTGTTGGCGCACATTGTCCAGTCGCCATCACGCGTGAGGTCTTGATTAAGAAAACTCTGCGGCGGTCCGACATACGGAACCCAGCGCATGTAGACGTCATTCAAATCAGCGATCGAGAGGTCAACGTAGTGCTTAGTTGACGCTTGCGCGCTTGCAGTCGGATCGGCTGGCAACGTCAGCGGCCCGGTCATGGTGTCGCCGCTCCGGGCCACGGCGGGCACGTAGATGTATGAATCGGTCCCGATTTCAGCCGTATTTCCGACATCGGCACTGACGATAGAAGGTCCCGGTATCCCCTGCGGTCCTATTGGTCCCATTGGTCCGACAGGTCCCATCGGGCCGGTTCCGCTGATGGTGACCTCGACCGGCGGCGTTTTCGAACCGACCGTGACATAGATCTTTTCCAGCTCATTAAAGACCTGGACCGGAGTCGAGGCGTTGGTAACGACGATGTCGGTGGCGGCCATAGCTAATACGGGAAAGGAGGGCTGTCTGTGACGTTCAACGGCCCGCAGGTCACCACCGCCGTGCATCCAGAGGGCGAGCTGTAAGCCGCACGCAGAAATTGCCAACTGTAGTGTTCGCCTGCCGTCAGAACGCTCATGGCGCTGTCCGGAGTATCGAAGATGGCGGTGTTTGCCTGGATCGTGGGTGTCGTGTTGGTAATCAGCGGGACCGAGCCCGAGACCGGCGAGGTCGGCAAAACGACCAGGGCCAGCGAATCACGCGACAGGTCGACGGGGCTGGAATGCTCGTCGGTGACGCTGAACGATTGCGCCCAGCAGCGGTTCCTGAAAACCGAGAGCGGCACGGTGTAGGCGTTCTTGGTCATTCCAAGGGAAATTACCGTGACGATTTCCGCAACTCTTCCAGCGCTCGCGTCTGATTGTCGAGCAGGGTCGTCTGGTTCTTGAGAACCTCCGCGATGCGGGTCAGCTCCTCTTTTTGCCGGGACTCGAAATCGTCGAGGCTGGCGTGCAGCTCGCGGATTTGCCTCAAAGCTTGCTCCTGTTCAAATTGGCGCTCGGAAGAGTTTTTCGAAGTCGCAAAGAAATTTCCGCCCCCGGTGACCAGGATCAAAATCAGGGTCGGCCAGTCCAGCCCTTTCGAATGGTTGCGGTGGTTGTCAGCTGGCGTCGGTGTCGGCATCGGCGTGATCCTGGCAGGCCTTGACGGCGTCGTCGTAAGCATCAAAACGACCGAGGTCGATCATGACCAGTTCAGTCGTTTTGTAGCGGAGCGCGCCATACCGAAGGCGGGAGGGATCGTTAACATCGAAGACCGGATAATCGATCTTGTACACGTAACCCGCCTGGACGCATGCGATCCAGCTTTGGAGAGGTTTAAAGGCAATCGTCATATCTTGATGATTTTCAGGAACACCAGATACGGCGGCATCGTGTTGTGGCCCCCGCCGCTTCCCGCCGCTGCCGTACTGGCAATGCTGGCCCCGTCGGTGGTATTCGTGCTCGGACCGGCGGAAGTATTCGTACTCGGCCCTCCCGATGTAAAGGCGAGGCTCCGGTCGGCGGCTCCCGAGGTAAAAGCGAGGCTCCGGTCGGCGGCTCCCGTACTAGCCCAACTGGCACTTGTCTGACTCGCATAGGCGGTATTAGTCGCTCCAATATTCGCCGCATCCGACCCGCCGCTCGGACCACCGGTATTGGCCCCCGCACTCCCGATGAGCACGCCACCCGACTGCGCTTGCAACTGGTAACCGCTGGACCCAAAAGTAACGACGGTATAGCCGTGGGTGTGACCGCCCAGGCCGTGCGCATGCGACCCCGAAGCGCCGATATTATGGTAATGATCCGTCCCATGCAGGTGATCGACCCCGGAACAGGAATGCAAATGGTCGACCCCGCCGCAATAGTGGGTGTGATTGCCCATCGTATGGGTATGGTTGCCCATGGTGTGGGTATGGGCGACGCCGTGGGTGTGCGAGGCTAGCTCCGCCACCGAAAGAGTATGCGCCTCTTCCCCGCCGGTCGCCGCCAGCACGCGATTGGTTAACCCCGTGCCTTGTCCCGCTCCGACACTGATCCGTCCGCGAGTGTCAGGAAGATTGAAAGTAGTCGAGCCGTCCCCGGCTCCGTAAGTCGTGCCGATCACGCCGTAAAGCACCGAATAGGTGGTCCGCGAAAGCGCGCTCCCGTCGCACAACAGCCAGCCACCCGGCGCGGTGGCTCCGGCAAAATCCAGCAGGGTGCCTGCCGGGAATTGCGGCACATAAATTCCGTTGTCGCTCCCCAGCTGGGCGGTATTCCCGCTATCGGTGGAGACTGCCGCTGAAGGTCCTGTTGGACCGGTCGCACCAGTCGGACCCTGCGGCCCAACCGGCCCAACCGGACCTTGAGGCCCGACAGGGCCTTCGGGTCCCGGGATGGTCGATTCCGGACCCGGCGGTCCCGGCTCGCCGATAGGACCGGCTTCTCCCTTGAGAGGGTCGATCGAGAAAATCAGAGGGGTCGTCCCGTTAACGATCAAGGCCTGGGTGGTGTTGACTACCAGCTGCTCCGCCTCCAGCTCGGGACTGAGCGTAAGGGTCACGCTGATATCGACGGGCATGATGGCAGCCATGCTCTCTTTAACCTCCGGGAATCACCTCCGCCACGGGTTGCGCCAAAGTAACCGCCCCGCTCAAGACCGTGTTCCAATTCCGCACCGGTGTCGCGTCGTCGGCGTAAGCGACATCATAAACTATGGCGGTGCTGATCGGACCGCTGCCCGGCGGCCACCAGGGTCCGGTGAGGGCGTGCGAAAGCTGGAAAGTGAGCTGACCGAAGCCGGGGTTGGCCGAGTAAGGCGCGCCTTGATAAAGAGCGCTGGCGTCGGGATCGTTGATCGACGCCTTCACCGTCATATAAGTTAGATAGCCCCTTAAATCCCAAGGGTTCCCGGCGGCGGTCTGGTTCTGGATCGCCAAATAAAAATCCCGCCCGCAGATCACCTCAATATCTAACTTGGCTCCCGGCATTTTATCCTTCGAGCGTCAGCATGACGCGAGTCAGATGCTCCCCGGTCTGAGGGTGACTTCCGGCATCGCGGATTTCAATGTCCTTGACGGTATGGTCTCCTCGGGTGGTCTGGCCCAGCGAATCGGGAACGTCCAGCGTCAGCACGTCCCCAGCTTGTGTCGTAAAGTTAGCCATCTCCTCGTCCGTCAGAAGGTCGGTTTTATAGTGCGTCATAGTTATCAGAATTTTATGATCTTGTTCAGCGCCAGATAAGGTTGCATGTTGTTATGTCCCCCGTTAGCTCCGGCGGACTGGGTGGTGATGCCGGTCGCGGAGGCATAGGTTGCGATACCGGTGGCAGCTCCGTTAATCGAAATGTTAGCATTAGCACCGTAGACGCTAACTCCTGTTCCCGATTTGTAAATCCCGACGCCCGTTCCACTGCCGTAAATTCCGATGCCCGTTGCATTACTGCTAGTCCAGTACTGCTGCGAGCCCCAGCCCGGAGTAGTGCTAGCCCAGCCGCCTAACTGCTGGTAATTAATCGGGGATTCATAGGTATGGCCGTGGCCGGGGTCTGATACTCCATGGGCATGTCCAGGGTCTGCAACGCTATGGGCATGCGTAGGATCATAAATTCCATGGGAATGGGGGCTTTGACTAACTCCGTGGACGTGCGTGGGATCGTAAATAGAATGGGAGTGGCCAGCATCATTAACTCCATGGTTATGTTGCGCCAGCTCGCTCGTCGAGAGGACATGGGTCTCCTCGCCGCCGATCCCGGCGAGTCCCCGGTTAGTCAAGCCCGATCCCTGACCGGCCCCGATGGTAGTCCGGCCTCGGGCGTCCGGCACCGCGAACACCCCGCCACTGCCGCCATAGGTATAACCGATAACACTGAATAATAGCGAGTAGGTGGTGGTGGAATAGAGCTGACCGTCGCACATCAGCCAGCCGGTGGGCGGAGTGGCTCCCGCAAAATCCAGCACGATCCCCGGCGCGACCCCGATGCCCCAGGTGCCGTCTCCCCGCAGCACGGTCTCGTTGTCGCCGCTTAACTTAGGGCAAAGCCCGTCATGCGCCACCGTAGTGACCGGAACCGGGTCGCTCCCCGAGTCAATGTGGGTCGGCGCATGCAAAGGCACCGCACCCCAGCGGACCGGCGAGCTTCCCAACAGCACCTGCGAAGCGTTGTTGGGTGCGGGTGGAGCCACTCCCGAGGTGGTGCTTTGCGCCAACGCCAGCGGATCGGCTCCATCGCTCCGGTGCGTAGCGGCATGCAGTTCCGGAGCCGGATTCAAGGTAGCGGTAGTGGTGACCGTGACCGCTGTCGAGAAAGGCAAAAGCACCGCGCAATCACGGTTGATGTTGGCGGAGGAACTCGAAGGCGTGATGGTGTCCCCGATGTCCGCGCCCGTCGTTCCGTACACGGCCATAACCGGGGTGCTGACCCCGTCGGAAGCGTAAATGCCGAACTCGTTCCAGCGGAATTCCACCGGCGCGTACTGGCTTTGCACCCGGATTCGCACCGTCACTTGAGAGGGCGTTTCCACGTTGATGGACGTGATCTGCCCGTCCATGATGTAGGATTTCAGGCCCGCGAAACTGGCCGGGTTATCGGCTCCCGCCGGGTAACCGTTCCCGGCCTCGACCTTGGTGATGACGAACTCACCGCTCCCGGCCACGATGCTGGTCAGCAGGTTTATTCCAGCGTTGGTCCAGGCATTGGTTGTGAAAGCCATGAGATTCCCTTCAAATTACCGCCACCGGAAACCGAACCAGTCCGTAGTAGCAATAGTCCGCGTATCCGACTCCCAGGCGCATCGCCGGGACGTCAGCAAAACTCATCGAATAGATTCCCAAAAAATAACTGCGGGCATTTTTCACCGCCAGAATCAACCGGACGACGCTGTCCACCTTGGCCGGGTCAACCAGCGAGTCGGCAATCTGGACCCGGAACGTGTCGTGCGGCCCTATGGGGTTGCCGTAGTCCGGCTCCTCAAACCACTCGATGACGGTCGCGCTGGTGAACGCGATCGACAGATAATCGGCTACCGCAAAGGGCGTGCCTTTGATCTGTTTCCGGGAGATAACTTCCCGCACCAGTTTGATCTTGGTCGCGAGCGGGAAAGCGAGGTCGTAATAATCCAGGTCGTAACAGTAGACGGCGAGGTAATCCAGCAGCCATTCGGGCTGGTTGGCGATGTTGGCGTAGATGATGCACATCTGCAGGTCGACGACATACTTCCGCAGGATGGGGTCAAGAGCCGCCGCCAGAGCGATAAACTGCTGGTCTCCCGCCAGAGCAGGATTGTAAAAATCCGCCAAGGAAATATCTAAATCGACGATGGACTTCATGTCGCCAGACCGACGTAAGTGATGATCGGATCGTCGACCATGACGGCAATTTCCGTCAGCCCCACCGGGGATAAGGGCGGTTTGGCGATGACGACTCGCACTGCCCCGGCATTCACCATCCCGGTCTCCATGATGCTGGGATCGATTTCGGTGTTCAGGTTATATGCCCACCCCTGAATGGCGGTGTTGACGGCGGTCTGCACATTGGTCTGAATCGCCGACAAATTGTTAGCTTCCCAGACCGGAACCGAGTAGGAAACCGAAACTGAAAATGGGACTCCGCTGGGTGACCCTACGGAGAGGTATGCGCACAAGTCTCTTTTGTCATCGATGTTGCAAGCGGCATAGACATTGTCGATGGCAGTCTGGGACGGGAACTGACCCTGCGGTCCGGCAATGGTGATATGCACATATCCCGGCTGCAGACCGTCCTCCGGCCCTTGAACGGTGGCCTGGGTAATCGAAGGATCGGCCGACAGCGCCCAGAATTCATAAGCCTTCTTGGGGCCGCAGGTAGAAAAACTATCAGTCACATACCAGAGCCGGTTTTTGTAATCGGAATCGGCCTCCGGCAAGTTTCCCACCATCTCCGGCGGCTGACCCGAAATGGTGGTATTGGTCACCGAGACCACGAAAGGCTGCTGCCAGTTGACCAGCGTGGTCACCGAGTTGACCGGTGCGCCGTTCCCGGCCACGCCCGGAGTTACGCAGGCCGCCTTCGCGTTCACCGCCACTTGTCCGATAGGAATAACGGCGTCGGCCAGGGTCTGAAAGGTAAGCGACAGATTCGAGGCGCTGGATGAGGCCTGGGTCCCGGCCGGGATGGTGACGGCTGCCGTGGTCGCTTGCGGCAGGGTGAACTGCAGGGTCGTGGTCGCGGCCGTGCCGCCCATACGCAAAGCCCGCACCCCATAGATAGCCGCCAGATTATCGATGAAGCCGCCTAAGCTTTCCGGAAGCACATTCTGTTTGCAGCTCAGGTCCAGCTGTTCGTAAGCGTTCTCGAAATAGGCGGCAATCGAAAGAATGTGATGGTAGATGCGGTTCCCCGGAGTCAGCACCACCGTCTCCCCGGTCTGCTGCTGCCAGGAAGCTTGATAACCTGCCACCATTTGCTGGACCATTTGCTGAACGTCAATGTTCGCAAACTGGATCGCGGGCAGATTTTTCCAGGGCAGTGGCTGAGCCATTCTTCCTGAAATTACCGCCCTAAACCAGGGCAGTGATCTGGGCGACCTGCGGCGGGGCGGTGCTCGAAAAATCCCCGGCCACCGTCCAGATCGAAATCGGTCCCGGCGCACCGTAGAGCACGGGTGCAATATCCGCCGTCAGATCGATTTCCAGCTCGCAGTACAGATCGAAGACCCCGGCCAGATAATTCTCCGCACTGACGGGCGTGAGCACGATGCGCAGAAATTTGGCTCGCGGCTCCCACTTGGCGCAGGCCTCCAGAACCGCTACTTGCGCGGCGTAAGAAGCCAGATTCCCCGGCATGTCAATAATGGACCAATCCGTGCCGTAGTCTCTGAACAACACCTGACTTCCCAAGGGGGTGGTGATGGTCTCATAGATGTTTTGCAGGACCATTTCCACGGAGGAATAGAGCGCGTCGAAATCGTACTGATAAGCCCCGTTGACTACATAGGTCCGGGGACCCACCTGGGCGGTAAAACTGGCGAACATCGGTTTCATAGGTGCGGGATGGCGACAGCCGCCACTTTGCTCAAAACGCCAGCCGCCGGGCTGAACAATGATTTGGCGCTCGGGATAGTGCCCAGAGCGGTAGTGGCAAAGCTCCCGGCCATGGCCTGGATATTGGTTCCGCCGCCCGACAACAGCGAGCCGCCCAATTGAGCCAGTGAACCAAAGATCCCCGCTCCGCTTAAGGGGCTAGCGTCTTCCATCAGCCGCACCGTCACGTCACAGGCAATCAGGGTGCCGCCCTGAAACTTTTTCATCTTGGCGTCGAGTTGCTCCACGACAAACAGGGCCAGAAGCCCGCGACCGACGGGGACTCCGCCGATCACCAGCGGCACCGCTGTTTTGGCGGCCATCAAGGTTTCCAGGGCCAGTATCCCGCCCGAGGGATCGGTGGAGTAGCCCCGCAGAAACTGAATGGACAGAGTGATTTCGATCGGGGTGCTTCCGACCGGTTCCAAGATGTCGGTACCCCAGATAATCTGATGTTTGGCATAAGCCGCCTGTCGCTTCTTGCTGATCTCATAAAAAGCGTTGGCCGTCCCGAAACCTCCCCGGAAAACCACCGTTCCCAATGTTCCGAAAGGAACGCTCACGAGCCACCTCCCGCTCCGTCGTCGTTGGTGAGATGGGTGGCAATCGAACCATCCTTGTTAAACGTCACCGTCTGGTCAACCGTCAGGCTGCCGGTGATATGCACGTTGCCTTGGAGCGTGATGGTCCCGCCCTGGATCGTAACATTGGCAGCCGTGACGGTAACGTTGCCGCCGGAGTGAATCTCCATCTCGCCGCTGTGCTTGAGATAAACCGTGCCCAGCCCGTTAAGGCTCAGGCAACCCTGGTCCGGGTCGTATTCAAAGTACGCGCCGTCGTCGGCCTGCATGGCGATCGAGTTCAGACTGCGCGGCTGGAAACCGGGATTGGCGCTCGTATTGTGAGAGCAGACGACAACGCCTCTTTCCACGCCCGTCGGATAGTGCAGCACAGTGACCAGATCCCCTAATCGCGGCACGTGGTGCGTACCGTAACTTGGACGAACCGGTTTTCCCGATTGGCAACCAATCCGAGACCACCCCGCGATCATCATAAGAAACCCGCACCTCAGGACCGTATTGACCGGCCTGACGATCGATAACCACTCCGGAGCGAATCAGATTGTTGAAGGTCGCGTCGGGATTGGCACTGCCATAATACGGGCTCTCCATCACTCGAAAATTACTGAACGCTCGGTTCGCGATAGAAACTGATGCGGCTGGAGGAAGCGCTCTTGCCGGTGATACTGTGCACGACCTCGGCCACGGTCCAGACCCCCTGATCAATGTCAGGCGAGAAACCGGATAAGGTATAATTGTTTCCCGCCTCGACGCTCAGATCCAATATGGTCGTGATCTGGATGGTGTGATGCTTTCGGTTCTTCTGCTTAAGCTTGCTGTCGGCAACCTTCTTGGCTCGCGCCTTCCGATCGGCGTCCTTGGTCTGAACCGGCAATTTTTCCGGGGTCAGTGCCGGGAGCGGCAGCGTCTTGTGCGTATCGGGGATGTTCGCACTGGCGGCCATCAGAACAGCGTGATTTTCTCACCCTCCTTCTGCGGGCCTGGATGCTGGTTGTAATGATAAACGAGATGGGGCGCGTCATGCTGTATTTTGACGTCCGAACTCATCGCTTGCGTGGTGGTGCCCGTCTTGGGATCTTTGTAGCTCACCGTCGATTGCGTGTAGACGTCTTCCAGGCTGTCCTGATACTCCCAGTCGATGATTCCCTTGCCGCCTAAGCCGCCGGGATTGTTGGGGGCCGGACAGATGAAGGTGCCCACGCTCGGAGCGCTCTCGATGTCCTTGGAGTCCCGGATGGTCAACGTTCCGTTCACGATCTTCATGCGATAGTCGTGCTCGCTGGCCAGCTTGGACAACATGAAAGCGTCGCTGTGATCATGCTGGTCGGCCCGCTCGATGGTCGGGTTATCCTTGGGCAGGTAATTCAACTTCAGCTTGTTGTGCTGAGCAATCTGACTGGCGATGGTCTTCAAATCAGTCTTTTCCCAGGCCTGGCTTTTCTTCGTCAACCGGACATGCGAATCGACCGGAATCGAGGTCGCGCTCAAATGAATGACCGTACCTCGGTGTTTGCTCTGGCTGATGCGAATACTCTTGAGCTGCATTTTGCCTATCTGACGAGTAAAATTGCCGACCTGCAGGGTCAGGTTAAACTCGGCAGCCGTGTTGGCGCTCCAGCTTCGCCGGAACTGCCCGTGAGGGTCGGCAAAGCTTAAATCGACCGTATCGCCCATGGCAGTCGCACCGCCGTCGTGACCGATCCCCTCCTTGTAGGTCAAATGGAGCAGGTTCGGCGTAATGAACGAGCTGGCATCCGTTCCGGCAACCGTGACGATAGGCGTGACTTTGGGAACCATCTCTATCTCGTGAGGTAGCTAGCCGACCAGGGTTGATGCCCGACGTTGCTGGTAATCTGAACCTGCGGGCAGGTAAGCACGACGCCCGCATCGAACACGACCACTCCCGCATAAGCCGGGTTGTTGCGCTGCAAAATCGGGACGTAAACTTCGCTTCCGTATACTCGGACCGCAATCACGTCCCAAAAATCACCTGCGATGGTCGTGGTGGTTGCCATTTAGACAAGTGCGCTTCGCTCATACTCCCTTGCCTGACTCTCCTTCACCATGCTGGCAATTGCGTCGGCATGGTCACGCAAAATACTGTGAAGAGAACTCGCATCACCCATGTGATTGATGGTCGGCGCATAATGAAGATTGACGCTGGCTACCGGAGCGGAGCCTCCTTTGCGCACCGCGTCGATATTGAGCCGGGACCAACGATCCTGAAATTGCCCGGGTCTATCCGCGTGAAACTCAATGGTGCCGCGCCGGGAAGCTGATTCCTGAATCTTTAACCAGCCCGCTTGCGTATGTACGTAATCCCCTTGAGAAACTCCGTATTTAGCCATCTCCTGCGGGTTCAATCCCACATAAGGCCCGGTCAGCAAACGGTTACCTCTGGGGCCATATTGGGAGCTATGCCCTTCCCAGTCATACTCTTCCCGCACCGCCAGCGAGCCTCCCGACCCAGTCATGTCGGTATAACCTGCCGTTCCGGTAACTCCGGTAATCGGGAACCCGCCCATGCCGCTGCTCACGAAGGCCATGGCGTTGGCGCTGGCCTGAGCGGCGGTGGCGAAGTTGGTCAGCGTCTGAGTAGAGAGATCCAGCGCGGCATTACTCTTTTTGAGCGTCTCCTGCATGGTCTGGTGAGTACGGATTTCCTGCTGCAGAACTGCCATCTCTTTATGCGCCGCTTCCGCCTTGGCCTTGTCGTGGCTCAATACCGCTTCCTTGTAAGCTTCGGCTGCCGCCACCAGCCGGGCTTGCGGTGAAGTCGTGTCTATCGCTGCTTTGGGGGCAGCCTGAGTATATTGCGCATTGTACTTCTTGAAAGTTTCCCCCATGTCGCCCCAGGCCTTGGTCACGGCCGCTAAGTTTCCGGTTGAAATCCCCTTAACTATATCCACCAGATCCTTGATGTAATGCATCAGCTCGGTCAGACTCTCCACCAGCTCCTTCATGACCTCCCCTAAAGCTTGGCCGATCCAGCTTAGTACCGTCACCGTGGCCGGGTCTTTGGCGAAATCCACGATTGAATCGACCAGCTCGATGATGGGGTCGATGAATTTCTGCAGATTGTTAACCCACTCTTGCCCGGCAGGCGTCAGGATTTCCTGGATGTCCCCGGTAGAAGGGATCACCACCTCTTTGAACATGGTTACCATGTCGAAACCGCCGAACATGGCCTTGAACAACTCTCCGAACTTGGACCCCATCACCTTCAGTTTGCCCATCAGGTCCATTTGCTCGAACATGGTCGGCAGATAGGCCAAAATCGCTTTGGACTCGTCTTTAAGCTTCTGGAACCAGTCGTGTAATCCAGACCAGAGCGGCGACTCGTTGATAAACTTCAGGAAAGCGCTGAAGTAGGTGTTGATCACGTCGCCCAGGTCGCGAAGAGACTGCTGGCTCTTGTCTTGGA